CGTTGATGTGACTCGCCCACCCTGAATCACTCTTACACGAAGCATCCGGCAGGTCCTGTTCAAGATTGACCGTGCCGCTTCGTTCGCAGGCTATCAATGACCCGTCGGAATAGATAAGCACATTGGTTCCATTTATCTTGCTCATGTCGAAGAAATTAAATGGCTGCCAGTGCGCCGTTGCCCTTTATCGATCCGGAGAATGTCACCGGCGATTCCATGTCAGCCGTTACCGTGAGGTTAACGAAAGTGCCATTGCCGGTCCATCCCGAAGTACCTGCGTCGGGTGTGAACTTGATAACACTATCCGCTGTCCTTCCGACAATGATAGCGATGATCTCGTTTGCTGTCAATCCCGACCCTGTAAGATCATACATACCATCAAAGTCTATTGACCAGTTGCGCACACCGTTTATGTGAGTATCCCATCCGCTGTCGTCCTTGTTAGTGGTGAGCGGCAGGTCCTGCTCGATGTTTAGTGTGCAAGAAGTAGAGTGAAGGATTTTATCCGATCCACTCAATATTGTAAATACGGTCCCATTTAATTTTGCCATCGTCTTAAATATTAATTGTTTATATTCCTGTTACATCAGTAGAGTATCTTCGACGTTAAATTTGCCTTGTCAAAGATATAATCTTCATCGTAGGGCAGCAGCGTCACAGCTCCCGCCCCCACGTTTTTTAGCGTGAACTTCCGACCATCACCCTTAGCGGGGAGGAGCTGAAATTCAATAGCAGCGGCCGAGTCGAAGATTATTGTATCTTCGGTGTTTGTCATCGTAGCCGTTGCCGTTACTGTTCTGATCTTTTCTGCTGCCATTTATTAAAATATTAGAAATTCGTAAATATCAATGATCCTCTGTATCTGCCTCCCGTCCTTCATGTCTTCACGTGTTTCGGTCGATCCTGCCAATCGAAAATAGGTAAGCGCAAAATCCGTCATCGAGAATACGCCCCCTTTACTTGTCACGAGCAGTTGACGCGTCTTGTCGTTTATTGCCCTCACTCCTGTCATTGCGGGGTTGGTTGTTTTGCTCTCATCGACCGACTCAACAGCCATCGTCCCCGTGTAACCCCAGTTATCCTTCGTCCCCTCCTCGCGGTCGATGTATGTCGAGATAAGGACGTAGGCACGGTTGGTCTGCCCCATCTCCCTATTCTTATAAACAGGATAGGTTACACCAGAAATGGTTACGTTACCATTCAGGACTGTGTAAATAGCATCGACCAACGCGCTTGCAGGATTCCTCATTTGTTAAATTTCTCAGTTATTTTGTTTAATTCTTTTTCAATATATTCGGACAATTTCGGGGTGTTTTTGGTGACGGAAAAATTAATAAAGCTATCATATTCAAACTCTATCTTCGGGCCATAATTAACGTTGGTCCCAACATACACCTCAAGGTCCTGCATCGGGATACCGAAGCTGCCATCACCTGTACCGCTTTCCGATATGGGTGTGAAGCTATTATCGCCCTTTACCTCCGAGTGAACAGACGAAGCCAGCCTACCTGTAACCCAGTGCCGGGCAGAGCCAAGTCTACCATTCAGTCTCAACTTTGCATCCGTTTCAATATTTAAGGCTCCCCGCCACAAACCTCGCATCAAAGCCTTAGCCGCATCAACACCATAACTCTTGATTGATGCGTTAACCTTAGCGAGACTTGCCCGGTCAACCTCTATGTCAATAAACTTAGACACCCGGAGAAGCAAATGTTATTCCATAAATAACTCCCGCGTCGCCACTCTTAACCGTGACAGCCTTGATGGTCTTACCCTCACCGGCAGAGATAATAAGCCCTGCGTGAAGTGTGTCTGTATTAGAGGCAGTGTTCATTAGGGTCAACATATTGGCATCCGCGCTGTCGGTCAGGGTTGTTAAGATAACATCAGCAGCTACCCATATACGGTCAAAGGCAAGTGATGTCTTAGCCCCATCGGCTGCGTCAATGCGATAGGGAGGTACGCCACCACCCATCATCGCGTCCAAATACTGAATGTTCTTCATAATTCAAATTCTATTAATTGTTCCACAAATCTCATAGTGTCCCAGGTGATGAGTGTCTGCGCCCCCCCCTGCGCGTCATATTTGACATTATACAGATCGGAAACGACACGGTAAAGGCACTGTATGGCTATATCATCAGACGCGCCGGCAACAAATTCCACGTCGAGGGTGTTATCGGAAGTGCCGGTCGATATGGCACTAAGCGGATAGACCTCTATTCTTTTCAACCCTTTAGAGTAGTAGTCAATGTCGGTATCGTTTATCTGCACGGAGGTTATCGAAGTACATGGAGTAAACGGTAATGCATACCAGTTATCAACACCGTCCTCGTTCTCAAACTCAACCTGATAGATCTTACTTATCAGCGATCGCCCTGTGTGGTTCTCCATCCATATACGAGCAGCTTTTATCAGCGTTCCTATGTACGTATCTTGGGTTGTCTCCGTAAGTCTAATGTAACTACGGAACCCCGAAGCCGTGATAGGCTCTGTTAATGTTTGCCCTGCCTTTTCCTTTACTTGCATTACTTGGGTGCTTTAATCACTTTTTTGGTTTTCCCATCTTTGGTCTCGACGATAACCTTTTCCTCTTTGGTTTCAATCACCGCCTTTTCCTCTTTATTGACATATTGAGCCACGCCGTCATGCACAAGCATCTCGGCAGCTCTGTCCGACATCTCGTGGGTCGTACCCCTTTTAATGTCGCGATAATGTTTTATGAATTTTATCTTTATCATATCTCAAAAATAAGGGATCGGGAGGAGGACGTATCCCCCTCCCTTGCCCGGTTTAATTCTTAATAGGTTTGACAACAATGACATGAGCAACCTGCATAGTATCAGTTACAACATACGAGGCACGAAGATATCTCCAGTACATTGCGGAGGTATTGTTTTTGTAAGCCGTAGTATCGTGTGAACTACCCAAAATACCATTATAAGTCAGTGTGTCGATGTTGAAGAATGTAGTACCATCATGCGAGCCACGAAGGTAAAACACGCAACCCAACCCTGCGGCAGTGCCGGAAACAGAGTCGAGGTCTATCTGCCATCCTACATAATAGGGGGTGACAAAATCACCACTTATCCTATAAGTGTAATTAGTAGTTGTGGCGATATTAGAAGCAGCCTTACTGACATAACCGCCAGCAGGGAGAAGATTTGTCTGGGCCGAAAGGCCAATAGCCATGAAGGCAAACGCGATGATGATAAGTATTTTCTTCATATCATTTCCCTCCTTATGCTTCAGTTATTGCTGATGTGATATCGCTTATGGCATCATAACAGAATGCGTAGTAGTCAGGCTGTGATATTTTCAGCGCAGCCCTCAGATCAGCAGTCACGGTCTTGAGACCATTGATAGGATCGGTGTCATTCTGATCCCACAACCTGATGTCTATTCCCTTGCGGAAATAAACTGTGCCTTTGGTGAAATCACCAACAAGTACATAGCCGGCTGTGATACCTGTGTTGACAACAACCTGGAGACCATCAACCAACATACCATTCGAGGAGATGAAAGGAGGCAGTACATAGTTATTATTGCTGTCCTTGACAAGATTCATCTTGGCAAAGTCAACAGGGTTCAGAACCACGTAGTTGGGCGTGTAGAGATAACTCCTCACCTGGTAAGCAGCAGCGGCGATAGCATCGAAGATGTTAGCATCGGCAACTATTCCATTTAACCCGGTCACTTCGTATGCGCGACATACATGAGTAACACCTGAGATATTCGGGGTTGACCCGTCACCCGTCAGAAGCTGATCGTCGAGTTCCCTCTGGAGTTGACCGAATAATTCGAGCCTTATCTCTGAAAGTGTCATGTCCCAGTCTTCGAGGGCCTCGTTAGTCAGCTTGACGTATGAGCTTATGTTCTCAACATCAACATTCCTGCGGATCCAAGTGTAATCACTCTGTCCCATTATGGCTGCTTCTGCCCTGGTGGCCGCACCGTCAGTTCTTGCGCTTCTCTCGACCCACATAACCCTCGGCGAGTTGATGGTCGCTGTGTTGAAAAGGTCAACAAGATAAGCACTCCTGTCAGGGGATTTGCTTACACCCGGCTCATTATATGGCAGGACAACTGAGTTGACGTTAGTTGTACCAAAAGTCAGGTTGGTTGTCTCGGTCATTGTGCCGACCTTCAAAATACTCATCGGGTGGATGTCGAGGGTCGTGATGGACTGCTTGCCCTTGCCGCGTCCCTTGCTGAGGAAGTCAACGCTTACCGATTCTTTGAGAATGTCACCGAATGACCTACGAGACAATTTCTGTTCCTTCAACGACTCACCCATGCGCTCAATCTCAGAATTGAGAATGTCGATCTTACCTCCCAGCTCATCCTGCTTGGTTTGCAGTGTGGTAATCTGCTCCGATGAAGCCTTGCCTTTGAGGGCGTCATCGAGTGCCTTCGTGGCCCTGTCGAACTCGCCCATCTTGGCGTTAAGCTCCTTGGTAGCTTCCAATAATTCTTTTTCCATTTTTTTTCAATAATTTAAGTTTAACAATCTCTTCCATTCCTCGAGAGTGTTACCTCTGGAGTGCTGCGCAGCGGCTCCAGGCACGGCTTTCAGGGAAAGTAAATAGTTTATCTGTTTGTCTATTTCTTCAAGTTTAACATCGTCATAGCTCTTTATGTTGAGCAATGCCTTCAGGAAGGCTATCTGCTCTACCATCTCCTTCTCTGACTTTATTTCTCGGGTCAGGGATCCATCATTGGCCCCCCATGCTGTGAGGGTCGATACCTCCCATAGCTTCCACTCTGATACTGTCCTTATTCCCTTCTTCTCGTCCATTTCATACTTTATAGCCTGGACACCTATCGAATGCTCCATCTGCGTCCCGGCATCGGCCAGGGCCTTATATTCCTCGTATGTCTCCCGTCCCAGCTGTGTCTCAAGAATAAGCTGTGATGTCACCAGCAACCCTATCTCATCCTCCTTCGCCTCAACAATTACACCGGGCATGAGTCGGGGATCGTGATACTTGAAATGACGTAACCGCTTACCGTTATCCTTTAATGTCTTTTTGAACGACCCAGGCAGCGAAATGTCGTAATCCGTATCTACACTATTGAACGTATTCGCATAAAATTGTACCACCCCCTTCTCTGTGAGGTCCTTTATTACGTAATTACATGGGACAAATTCTTTCATATCTTTTCGTATTAGTCTGTGTTGTAGATAATTGCGCAGCGACAGTTAATTATATCCTCTGGGGGTCCCTGCGGGTCTCCCGGGTGCTGTAACCCTATATTGTAAGAATAATTCATCGGCACAAATCCCAAAGACTCGTAATATGAATGTGATGGCCTTATCCCCGGCAACCCCGAGGTGAGCCACATCTTCTTAATCTCAAGCCCCGAACTCAATGCCCCGTCATAGGACCCTTTGTTGGCGGCACCGATAACCTCTGTGCGGGCTATCCTCTCAGCCTCCCATGCGTGTATTTCATTCATCCTCTTGGTGACTTCATACACTATCCTGTCACGGGCCTCGGCAATACTTAGACCATCGACCTCAGCCTCACGTATGACAAGATCGATGACTGCGTTAATCATCCCCCCTTGTGTGCGAGCAATAGTCGCAGCCTTAGCAGCTGCCCTCGAAGACATATAAGCGCGGTAGGCATCCTCCCAGAAATCATCATCCTTCTGCTGCCGCTGCACTATGTTATTGAACATATTACGCGCAAAAAATGATGCCGTCCTCACCCATATATCAGAGATGTAGTCGCATAGCTCCGGGGTGTTGAGTATATGTTCTGCGCGAGCGGTTATCTCACTGGGGGGAACATTGCCGATAAGATCAATGACGCGACGAGAATTGAGATACAGGACCTTGCGGCCTGTCTTCCAATACTTATCAACAATGGACTCGATCTTATTTTTGTCTGGGCTAAACTTCACGGTAATCCTCCATGCCTATTCGTTTCAACATCTTCTCGGTCGTGTCCTGCAAAGGACGTATGCCCAACTCGTCAATCCTCACCTCGCCAAAGGAGGCAAGCGGTACATCCATATTAGGTAAACTTAGCGGCCCATATCCCAGGGCTTCCCTTATCTCATTTGGTGTCAGTCTTGCCCTTACCATCCAATCAACCATCTTGGACTTATCAGACTGCAACACATGTATGTTATCATAATTGGCTATGAGACTACCGGTCTCGCCGCATAGTGGGAGCAACCATTGCGATAACTTCTCAAGGAAACCGTCGAGGGTTGGTATGATAGTACACTGCCATAAAGCCTTCTGCGCATCAATGTAATTATCATAGGTCCTACCCTCTGATCCTGCAAAGAGGATGTCAGACACATTATATGCGTCACACAACAGACCCCGGGACACGGGAATAGACTGAAGGATGCTGAGGTCTTGGACTGACAAGCCAAACGGGACCCACTCAACAGATTTATTAGTCACTGCCAACTCCCCCCTCTTGGCATCACCCGACCACTTGCGTCTCCAATCCGATGTCATCTTGCTTATCTGTTCCCTGGTCGTTGGCCTGCCTGATATCTTGCCATCATCTTCACGGACACCCAAGATAGTCAACACACCGTAAGCCCCCTGGTTCTGGAATGCCGCCACCATCGAGTCCCAAGCTGATTGATTAGCTGTTATTGCTTGCAGTAGGGGCTTCAGTCGGCTCATGCCGTACAGATGCGATCCTGTCTCCTGGTAGTCGGGGTTAAAGTCCTTCCAGTGCAACACATCACCGAAGGGGTAATCTATCTTTGAATATTTCAATAATCTATATCCTTGAACAGGATTTTGCCAGTCACCTGCCACTATCTCGGTCCATTGCGGGGGTAGAACATCTAATCGGCGAACCCGCCCGGCGTATATCCCATACTCGGGCCGCGAGGCAGCAATATAACCATTACCAAATATCTCATAGAAGGTAAAGACGGCCTCAAGAAACTCGGCCTGCGACATGAAGGGGTTGGGGTTAGAGATAACATCCATCGCCCGCCCTGGTTTTTCATTGCCCCTTGCGTCTATCTGCACGATAGGGACCCGGGACATGGGTTCGACTATCTTATTGATAACTGAGAATACGTTGCCATTACCCGTATATCCGGACAAATAAGTACCATTTTGATTATCAGGATAGATAGGCTGGTTCATGACCGACTGAGTGGTCAGTTCCCATAGCCGGTCCTTTCCGAATGTCCTTACAATTTTGTCCCAGAATCCCATCTATGTCCAAATTAATTCTTCATTCTCATCATTCATCAAATAAGTTAACCCCCACACGAGGGCATCAACCCTATCGGGTGACTTCTCACCCTTTTTAGCACTCCAGGTAATCATCTGATCCTCCAGCTCCTTAAACTCTCTGATGTGCCTGACCCTGCCCCTCTCATACAACGCCGCTATCGGTTCCGCTCTTGTGTACTTCCCCCTTGTAGCCCTTACTGCCGTGAAGGCAACACCGGGCATCTCGCTCCTTAATATGGCCTCAATGTAATCCCCACCGTTATTAACCTCACCGATTACCCTGTCAGCCCGCCACCGCTCGTACCCTACATTGACGGCGTGTGCCATCTGTCTCGGGGTAAGAATACCACTCAGGTCATCTATCACCCAGTAACCACCCGAAGCATCCTCCCCCACAATTATTATCCCCGTCTCATCGCTGTCGGGATCCGCCGTAACGGCCGGGTCGATAGATACAACCACCCTGACCATCTCAGGCATCTCACTATACAATATCATCTCACTCGACCATAAGGCCCCTTCGGTGTCATCTTGGAACTCGCCATCAAGAAACCTCCTGCGCTGCCTCTTGGGTAATGTCTCTAAGGTGTCCCTGATGTAATCGCCCGGGATGTTGTCGGTGTTATCTACGGGGTTGAGCTTGGCGTGATAGTACACATCCATATTCCCTACCTTCTCCCCGCCTGGAAGCTCGCCCTTAAAGAACAGAGGATAACTCCAGTGCCGCTTGCTTGGTGGGTTTTCATCAAAGAAAGCCACCCTCGGCAATGTGGTATTTTCAGCCAAACGAGTTAATCCTGTCATTATGGTATTGTAGTCTGCTATCTGCGAACACTCGTTAAAGAAGATTGTTGAATACTCATTACCGAGTATCTTCTCCGTGCGCTCCTTGTCATCCAAACCACCAAACCATATCTGACTGCCATTCTCAAACTCGACAAACCAATGAGTCCTGTCCAGCGTGTATGTCAATCCTTCAAAGAACCCTCGCATCAAGCCAGGAAAAGTATCGAATACTATCGACTGCTTAACGTGGGCAAAATGCTTCCTTAATACTATATGCCGGGACTTGACCCTCAAGGCCCGGAGTACTATAAGAAACATTATCAGCCACGACTTGCCAGCCCTCGACCCCCCATATAAGAGAATCCTGCGCTTGCCCGCCATCTCGGCTAATACCTGGTTTTGTCTCCTTGTTAACTTCACTCATTCCCCGTTAATTCATCAAGTCCTTTCTTTGCGTCCTTGTCTACTGTGATTGTTATTGAGGCTCCGGAGTGTTCGATGGCCTGCTTGTCTGACCAACCAAACCGATTCTTCATATTCATATACCATCCGGTGTAATTAAAGTCTCTATCCTTTAATGCTTCCCTACCTGCTTTCATCCACCATCCCTCAGAAAACCATTCCCCGTTTTTTTTGGCGTCCAATAATTCAGGATGTTCTTGCGTCCAGTTATATAGAGTCTGCTTACATATACCGAGTTCGAGGCATACCTCTTGTATGCTATACCCCTGCCTCATCATATCCTCCAGTCTTGCAGGTATGTCTTCTGTGTACTTACTTGGGCGGGCCATTTAATAGGAGTGTAATCAATGCAAAATTCTTTCTGCAAAGATACGGCTTTTTTGTTTAATTTGCAAAAAATATACTTAGACAAAAAATAATTCTATCAACACCCAAATAATGCCTGAGGTTATTGATATGACGACCAAATAACATAGTAGCGCAACTATGCGGCCATGTCGCCTGTATTCATCCTGTCTTTGCGATAGAGATGTCTCTCGTATGCGTTATCAATCATTGTTTATTATTTCGTAATCATCAATGTCGGTCTCGCGCAGGAACTTCTTGCGCCGGCTCTTGTCTTTAACGTATCGCCAGGTATCAACTGCTCCGTTGTGTTTGTACTTTATCCCTGGCATTGTCGAAATGTCCGGGGATTTGTGCCGGTCTCTTACCCTGCGAGCTTGACGGGCGACGGCGCGCGCCTGGTCCCGGATGCTCATGTCTGCTGAAATATCATCCATTATCCCTTCGTTATAGTATCATAGAAGATACATTTTCTTTGGTTGTCAATAAATATGGCTGTGTTTTTACCGATAGAACCATATATGATACTTTCCTTTAAGATTTATGCTCTGTCAATATTTTAAATTTTGCTGGGTTGAAGTCACAGTCGGCTATCTTGTAGATGTACACGTTGTCGTGGTTATCCTCGAAGAGTAGGCGCTTCTTGTCTATCTCTCTCACCCATCCCCAGACTTCTATCGGGCAGCCCTTGACATTGATGCGCAGCCTGCCAAACTGCCCCAGTGCTACGGCAGCATCGTTTATCCCCATATGTTTCTGCTTAGACAACAAAGATAACATTTATCAGCTTAATTACAAAACAAATTACACCAATAATTATCGCAATAATCCCGATGCCCGCAAAGGCCGCAATGACCTTAAATATGTTGTCAGTGTCTTCGGGCGTGTCGAGGATCTCGGATATTTCTTCGTCACTTACTGTCCTGGTGGATTTCTCTCTTTTCATGCCTTTAAGGGTTTTGTTTATATTCCTGTGGGAACTTATCCCCTCCCCACAATATGGGTTTTTTGAGGGCTTCTTTCATACGGTTTAGCGTCCACCGGATATCCTTGACGGTGTTGCCACCTACGGGGACGGGTTCTGCTGTGAGTCCGTATGGTTTATCTTCGTGGTAGTGTACCTCGTGGATGGCGAGCCATGTTTCCCCGTCATGTTCTGTTGCTATTACTCTATGGTTCCAGCTCATCGTTACCCCCAAACAATTCCCGTGCCTTGACAACTCCTGCACACTTCTGGGGCTATGCCAGAAGTTGACCACGACCAACTGGTTTGGTTATAGAATCCGTTGGGCACTATTCCATTCCCCCCACACACAGGGCATCGTTGGGCTTCTCCCTCGGCTGCAGGAGGGAGGGATAGATGAAAGTCAGCAGCAAATTCCACCAGTACCTGCTTCGTTATTGATGCATCGCTTAACTTTTCCCACACAGGGGAGGTAGAGTGTAATAACTCTTTAGCCCTATGAATTAACTCTTCTTTTCATCGCTCTGTTATTAGGTTGTCGTTTATGTTTAGTGATCTTGAATTTAACTTACATTTTGAATGTGCATAGAGCATGTTTTATGACTATAAAAAGTAGTTAGCAAACATTTATAGGGAGCATTCTCTACAAATGTGTATCCCTTGTCCTTCG